ACTAGAACCAGATAATAATACATCTCCTACACATATGATGTATGCTGACTTATCTGATGCAACATCAGCAACAATCAATCAACTTCGATTAGCATTCGCAACACAAAAATTTCTTGAAATACAAGCCCGAGGCGGTTCAAGATATATCGAAGTAATAAAAAATCACTTTAACGTAACTAGCCCAGATGCTAGATTACAACGACCAGAATACCTGGGGGGCGGAAGCTCACCGGTAAATATTTCACCGGTCGCTCAAACATCGTCAACTGACGCAACAACACCGCAAGGTAACTTATCGGCCATAGGAACAACAGTATTAAGTGGCCACTCTTTTACAAAGAGTTTCACTGAACATACAATAGTAATAGGTATGGTATCTGTAAGAACAGATTTAACATACCAACAAGGACTGAACAGAATGTTTAGTAGAGAAACAATATACGATTACTACTGGCCAACGTTATCAACGATTGGCGAACAAGCAGTCAAGAACAAAGAGATATACGCACAAGGAAGTGCAGCCGACGAAACAACGTTCGGCTATCAAGAGCGTTATGCGGAATACAGATACAAGCCAAGTTCAGTAACTGGCAAATTCCGTTCTAACGCAACAGGAACCCTTGAATCATGGCATTATGCACAGGAGTATGCAAGCCTGCCATTACTTGGTGATTCATGGATACAGGTAACAGATACAAATGTACAACGTACATTAGCGGTAGCTAGCGAACCTCAATTCATCTTTGATTCGCTATTTAAACTAAGATGTACAAGACCAATGCCTGTAAATAGTGTACCCGGCGGGACTCATTTCTAATGTTACCAGCACTATTAGGCACACTCGGTGCCGCTTATTTAGGGTACCGAGGAGCAAAAAAACAAAACATTGCATCCGCACAACAGGCGGCTAGACAAATGCAATTTCAAGACGCTTCTATAGAGCGTCAAATGGAATTTCAAAGGGAAATGTCTAATACCGCAGTACAACGCCGAATGGCGGATTTAAAAGCTGCGGGAATAAATCCAATACTTGCCGGTAGCAAAGAAGCAAGCTCTCCGGCCGGCGGTTCATCTGCCGGTGCTATGGCACCACAAGTAAACCAAGCCCAAGTAGCGTTAGCTTCACTTGGAACTGCTTCACAAATAGCCAATACAATGGCTAATACAATATTAACTACTAAACAGGCCAATATAAGGTCAGTGCCTGAAATGTTATCAAACATGTTAGTTAATCTTATGGAATCTTTTGGTTTTGACCCTGATTCAACAGGAAACTTAGGTACATATATAAAAAACCAAAAAAAAAAGTAAATGAACAGACATTTACACTTAAACAACCTGGTACTTTTAAAGAGTACCCTATCCGCACTAAAATTACACGCGGTAGAAGATACAGAAATGCAAAGCGCATTTATGACCCGATAACAAAACGTTATCGATTAGTGGAATTAAAAGGACAACAATACTATGACTAAAAGAAAAGCCACAGGCATACCAAAGAATACATTTCGTTCAGCCTACAATTTAGGCAACGAAGATTATAGTGAGACGTTTAATGACGGTCTCACGGAACAACATCACACAGACCAGTGTGATATTAATAAAATATTAGCACAATTCATGGAAACAGGAATTATGCCAAAAACAAACGCAAACCCACAATACGGTGACGTATCTAATGTGGATTTCACAGAAATGCAAAATACACTAGCAACAGCAAAAACATTGTTTGAAGAATTACCGGAACAAGTGAAGGCTACCTTCAACAATGAAATGCATAGCTTTCTAAATTTTGCAGAAAATCCCGATAATCTTCCACAAATGGAAGAATGGGGTTTAGCTGTTAAAAACGAGCGTTTAGCTCAAGCTCTACAAGCAGAAGCTGGGGAGGAAACAACGTCCCTCCCAGCAGGCAAGTCGGATGAATCCGACGCGGCAGAACAGTTGTCTACTTGATACAACTGTAACGACTGACACCTTTTAGGGGTTAGTCGTAAAAATAACCTCACGAACTAAGGAGAGTGATAACAATGAGAAGACCTAGAAAAATGAACTACAAAAAATCAAAAAGAATGTTCTCTCGCACAGCAGCAAGAACACACAGAAAAAATTCTTTAAGAGGAGCTCGCCCAATGAGAGGCGGAATCCGACTATAAAAAAAAGGAGCAACTATGCCATGCTTTCATCCAATAACCGCTTATAACAAAATAGGCGGTGGACTCACGTGGAAACTCCACGAATCAAACGGAACTAAAACAACCGTAAGCTGCAAACAGTGTACTGGATGCAGACAAGAATACTCACGCCAATGGGCGTTAAGAAACATGCATGAAGCCAGTTTATGGCTTAACAATATATTCATTACGTTAACATACGATAATGAACACTTACCCGAACACGGAACACTAGTAAAAAAAGACTTTCAAGACTTTATGAAAAGGCTTAGAAAGAAAAAAGGTGCTAATCAGCACCAACCAATAAGATATTATCAATGCGGAGAATACGGCGATAAATTCGGCCGTCCGCATTATCATGCAATACTATTTAATACAAATTTTCGCGACCGCGAAATAATACAAGGACAAAAAGGTCTAACTCAATCAGAAACATTAAGCAAACTATGGGGTAAAGGACATTCATCCATAGGAGACGTAACATTCCAATCGGCGGCATATGTCGCCGGTTACGTCCAAAAGAAAATTAATGGCAAAAAAAAAGACGCAATAAACGAAAATGGATTAAAACATTACGAGATTATTACACCAAATGGCGAAATAATTGAAAAACAACAAGAATACTCAACAATGAGCCGGCGCCCCGGCATAGCGGGGAGCTGGTTCGCCAAACACAAAAATGACGTTTATCCGTCAGACAATATACATATTAATGGAAAAGAAATGCGTCCACCTAAATATTACGATAGGTTATATGAAATAGAATATCCAGAGGATATGGCGCAAATAAAAGAGAGTCGCGTAAAGGAAATGAAAAAAACAGCTCACTTACGCACACCCGAGGCTCTGCGACAAGCAGAGAAAACACATAAAGCTCGAATGAGCATATACAGGAGAAATAAGCTATGATACTATGCAAATACACAATATATGATTCAGCACTTGAAGCATATCACCAAGATTACAGTCTAGAAAACGACGCAATAGCGTTAAGACAATTCGCCGATATGGCGAATGAAGAAACACAAATTGCCAAAAATCCAGAGGATTATTCGTTATGGCGAATTGGCACATTTGAAACAACAACTGGTGAATTAACACCACAAGAACCCACATGTATTGCAAAAGCACATGAACATGTGATACAATTTACAAAAAACAAAAAATAGGATATTAAAATGCCCATGAAAAACCCTCATAAATATAACACAAGAATCGGCTCAGCTCAACAACATCAGTTTAGCGAAGTACCACATGCCGATATACAACGTTCAACATTTGATAGGAGTCATGGGCTAAAAACTACATTTAATGCCGGTCAATTAGTACCTATATACGTAGATGAAGCATTACCTGGAGATACATTCTCATGTAATTTAACTGCATTTAGCAGATTAGCAACACCAATACACCCAACTATGGACAACGCGTTCATGGATACCCATTTCTTCGCAGTACCAGTCAGATTAGTCTGGGACGATTTCGAAGAATTTATGGGAGAAACAAAAACATACAAAGCAGCTGGTTCCGACAGATTAGACGGAACACCCGACTTTACAGTCGCAGCGCCAGTACCACCAACAATTACAGCGGGTGGCAGTGGAGAAGCAGAACATTCACTGTCCGATTATTTCGGAATACCAACAAAAGTAGCAGGATTAGAATTCAGTGCTTTATGGCACCGAGCATATACGCTCGTCTGGAACGATTGGTTCCGAGATGAAAATTTGCAAGCACCAAAAACAGTACTCACAACCTCTGGAGCAGACGGTACAACGTATGCATTATTAAACAGAGGAAAAAAACATGATTATTTCACGTCAGCATTACCATGGCCACAGAAAGGCGCAGACGTAACTATACCATTAGGTACCACTGCTGCTGTAACCGCAGATTTTACTGACGGTTCAGATATATTAGGTATTAAAAGGCAAGCAGATGGTTCAGAATGGTCTATGGATACAGCTGCGGGTTCAGCTCGACTAGAACCAGATAATAATACATCTCCTACACATATGATGTATGCTGACTTATCTGATGCAACATCAGCAACAATCAATCAACTTCGATTAGCATTCGCAACACAAAAATTTCTTGAAATACAAGCT